ATAATGGTTGTGCAGAAACTGTATCTGATCAGTGTGTAAGATATACTGGCATAGATGTTCCTGTTTTAGGTATTAAAACAGGAGACTCTCTTTCGTATGTTGAACAAGCGCTGATTGAGTTTCTCACATCTACCCTTGATGGGGTAGGTATAACACTGAATATCAATCCTCAGATCATCTGTGAGATTATAGATAAGAATCTAGTAGAATGTGAAGAACTCACATTACCCAATGTAATTCAAGCACTTATAAAGGCCATCTGTGAACTAGACACTAGATTGAAAGAAGTTGAGGCTGATTTTGCTGCTCTAGAAGGACCTTATACAGTTGGTTGTCTTACAGGCGTAACTTCTACTTCTGGAACTCATGCCATCCTTCAGGCAGCTATCAATAAGATTTGTGGACTAGAGATTGAGCTTGATGCCCTTGCTTTGAATGTTAGTACCAACTATGTAAAGCTTGCTGACCTCAATACATTAATTGCAGCCTACATAGCTTCAACTAGCACCACTAGCACTAAGTATTATACTAAGATGGTACCATTCACTGTAGTTGAATACTATGGTGCAATCACTGGTAATTTTGATGTATCTGGTGCAGGTGTTGGTCTTTTTGAAAAGATTTACTTGTGTAACGGTAACAACAGTACTCCTGATAAAAGAGGACGTGTTGGTGTAGGTGCTACAACAGGTATGGGTGGAGGACCTTTGAACCCAGCAGTTGATCCTGCAGTTTCTGGAAATCCTGCTTATTCTTTAGGAGGGGCAGTTGGTACTAACACTGTTGTTCTTACCACCCCACAAATACCTGCTCACTCCCATGGAGCATCTGCTGTTTCAACAGCAGCTCCTCATAATCATACAGTTACATTTGGTAATCCTGTAGATGCAAATGAAACAGGTAGTGCCAATACATGGGTGCAAACTGGAACAGGCGCAACTTATACAACATCATCTGCCACAGTAGCTGTTACCACAGATGTGAGCGTTGCTTCTGCAGGAGGAGGATTAGGTCACCCTAACTTCCAACCTGGTCTTGGATGCTATTATATTATGTACATTCCTTAAACCTTACATACAAATGTCTGCTCCTCAAAATAACTGCTGTACAAATCCTTTGGTAAATACCACTCCTTGCGTAGGAGGAGATCCTTGCTCCACACAATTGCTACCCACTGATGTTGTTAGCTATAGTGGACCAAATCTCCCCTGCACAGGAATTAATACCTGTGACACAGCCACTGTTGCTCTTCAGAAGGCTGATGAGCAAATCTGTGAACTGAAGGAGCAGATACTTATTCTCCAACAAATATTGCAGAACTGCTGTACCACTACAACAAGTACAACAACTGCTCCAACTACTAGCACCACGTCAAGTAGCACCAGTACAACAAGTTCTACCAGTTCTACCTCTAGTACTACATCAACTTCTAGTTCTACTTCAACAACCAGTAGTACTAGCTCTACTTCTAGTACAACAAGCACAACATCTAGTACATCATCTACATCATCTACATCATCCACCACAAGTACATCTTCTTCTACAACAACAACCACTACAACATGTTTCTGTAGAGAGACTGTCACTTTGAACATCACTGTAGAAGGATCAGTTACATATGAAGACTGTTGTGGTGTTGCAAACTCACTTAATCTTTTGGTAGGTGAATATATACTTAATGGTGATTCTTGTGTTAATGTAGGCACACTTGGAGGAACTGCAGAGTACACTATTATGTCTTATGGACCTTGTTGCACACCAGTGTGTACAACAACTACTACTAGCAGTACATCTACTACTAGTAGCACCACCAGTACAACATCATCCTCTTCATCCACCACTACAACAACTACAACTGGATATCCAGTAGATGTAAGAATGGCTGATGCACCATTAGATGTTTGTACAGGATTTACATTCAATAACTTATATATACGTCAGGGTTACGGATTTACAACTGGTACTATACTCTATCAAGATCCTTCATGTACAAATCCGTTTAACATAACATCCTATACATACATTGTTAGAAACCTTACTGGCACACAAACATCATTTGGATTTGATCCATTAATTGGAGAAATTCTAGTATCTGTTGGAAGCTGTACTTTCTAATAAAAACCCTCTATACGCAAAATGATATTCCTTCCTGAAAATCCTTGCTGCACATCAGTCGTATCTGTAAACAACTGTGGTTGTACAGGTAATGATCCTTGTAATGCGCAACCCATTCAGAGTGAATATATTGCGTATAGTGGAGATGATCTTCCTTGTACAGGAATTGACAAATGTGATACTCTCACTGTAGCATTTCAAAAATTGGATGCTGAAATTTGTGACATAAAGCAACAAGTTGTTATCCTTCAGAACTCAGTTGAATTTTGTTGTGGAACCACTACAAGTACAACTTCTAGCACTAGTTCTACAACTACATCAACAACAACAGTTGTTTGTCCTACGTGTGGTTACTATTCTGTTACAAACGACACAATTTCTCCTATCACTGTAAAATACCTCAAATGTGAGGCATATAAAGGAAGTCTTGCAACCGCACAGGTAGCAGCTTTTGGTACTATTTATCTATGTGCTTGTGCAGGGTCTTTAGTAATTCCTCCTGTTCCAGGAGTCTCATCTTCCTACCTAGGGGTATGTGGAACTACCACTACATCAACAAGTAGTACTACATCTTCCACAACAAGCTCCACAAGCTCCACAAGTTCTACTAGCTCAACAACTTCTACAACAAGTAGTAGCACATCAAGTACAACATCAAGTACATCTTCTACATCATCCACTACAACAACTAGCACTACTTTATGTCCTTGTGTTAATCAGTTGAACATTAGTGTAACAGTCCCAGGATCATTAACTTATAAAACTTGCTGTGACGAAAATGTAGAGATTGATGTTGTACCAACACCTTTACAAAGTATTTCAAGTCCAAATGGTGTATTAGTGAGCACTCTTGGTGGCACTGCAGTTTACACTATAGTTACACGTGGAGGATGTATTACACCAGTATGTACTACAACCACCACATCTTCTTCTTCCACTTCTACAACTTCTAGTACATCTAGCACAACTAGCTCGACAAGTTCTACATCAAGCACTTCTAGTACAACCTCTACTACTTCTAGTACAAGTAGTACATCAAGTACATCTTCTACTACAAGTACTACATCATCAACTAGTAGCACTAGTTCTACATCTAGTACAACATCAACAACAAGTAGTACAAGTTCAACTTCTACAACAACATCTACTACCACTATTCCTCCTACAACTAGTACAACATCAAGTACATCATCAACTTCTAGTACATCTTCTACAACAAGTACAACATCTTCTACAAGTTCTACATCTACAACAACTAGCACATCTTCTTCATCCACAACAACAACTACAACTACAATATTTGATTGTCCTACATGTAATACTTGGGAATATGATGGAGCATCAATTCCTTTAGGAGGTGATGTTGTTCACTACTATAGATGTTTAGATGGTGTTATAGAAGCAGTCCCTGTAAATTACGGAGATCCTTCAGGTCAGTTCTGTAACTGTGATGAAATTGGAAATCCTTATTCAGATAACGGAACTGTATTCACTCTAATAGGAAGCTGTAATACACCTACAACTACTACCACATCAAGTAGTACAAGCACTTCTACATCAACAACTACAAGCACAACAACTATAGAACCAACAACAACTACCACTACAAGCAGTAGCACTTCTACAACAAGTTCTACTAGCACTACATCTAGTACAAGTAGCACTACAACGACTACCACTACTGTTTGTTTAAGTCCTTGTTTGAACATAGAGTATAATGTAACAGGATCTGGAACTGCAGAATGGTTTGAGTGTCAAACAGGAAATATTCAAACTCAAGCTGTTAATTCAGGAGTATATTCATTCTGTAATGATGGAAGTGGTGTAACTTTCTACGGTGGAGCAACAGGTACACCAACTGGAAATCAAACAGAGTGTGGATGTAATGATCTTGCAACAACAACTACTACTACATCAAGTACATCAACCACCACATCAACCACTACAATAGGACCTTCATAGTCCTATAAAAACGAATAAAAAAGCTCTGTTTGTTGGTTTTCAGGGCTTCTCCCTGGGGTTTCTACCCTGGGGAGTTTTTATTTTATAACTAACTTAGTTAGTATCAATAATTAGGTTGGTTAAAATAATTTGGAAAATATCAAAAACCTTCGTACCTTTAGGGCAATTTTAATCAAACTAAAACGTAAATGCCTGAAAATCAATCCCTTCTGCAACAGCTGGAGCAAATGCTTCACTGGAAAAAGAGCAAGAAATTCTATGCAGACAAACTCAACATTACAGAGAATGAGGTGGATGAATTGATGAAGGAGCTGCGAGGCTCAGAATTGGCTGAAGAAACTGCAGAAATTGCAAATTACATTGGAGAATTAGAAGATCAAATCGTAAGATTTGTTGAGGACATTCAGAAGGGAACAGGTGAAGTGGTGTTCAACTCTAAAGAAGAAATCAAGAGTTTGGACGAGTTGATTGAAAAATGTAAGATAGATACGGACAAATGGGAAATAACTAAATACGTCCAAAACTACTGGGGAAATGCTGACCAGCCTCACTATCAAGTGAAAGCATGGTTAGGGATTAAGAAGAATGAGCAGATATTCCAAGACAGCTTTGTTGCCTTCCTTGAGAACTATCAGCCTTGCTCCCCTGAGATAGTAGCTCCAAAATTTGATAGAGCTAAGAAGGATGCCTGTCTAATCATAAACAAACAGGACTCTCACCTAAATAAGCTAGATATTGGAGGTGATAACGATATAGAGAAACGCTTTGGTGATTTCATCCAAAGAGTGGAAATCATTCTAAATCAAGCCTCTTTAGCCAACAATCTCACAGATATCAACTATATTATTGGTTCTGATGAGTTCAATAGTGAGTTCACTAACACAACTACAAAAGGTACTCCCCAGCAAAATATCCTCTCCTATCACGAAGCTTTCCAAGCTATCTGTGACCATGAGGTGAGCGTCATTAATCTTCTCCTTCAGAAGGGTGAATCGATTAGTGTGATATTTGTAGCTGGTAATCACGATGAGTTTGTAGGCTGGCACTTGGCTAGCTGGTTACAAACCTACTTTAGAAACGAGGAGCGTGTGTTCTTTGACATCTCTCCAAGATATAGGAAGTATGTCAGCTATGGAACATCTGCAATGATGTTCAACCATGGAGATGCCTTAAAGCCAGCAAAACTTGCTCATCTATTCCCTATGGAATTTAAAGATGAGTGGTCAGGTCATGAGAATTTCTACATATTTACAGGAGACAAACACCATGAGGTGAGTCTGGATTTTAACGGTATTAAGTTCTACCAGCTCCCTGCCTTCTCTACAGCCAAGAGTGGATGGGATGATAAGAATGGCTACACTGTTACCAAAGGTGAGGTGACAGGTTTCCTGATAGATTTTGAAGACGGAATAACAAATATATTCAAACAGTATTTATAATGTCAACTTTTAGGAAGCTAGTTTCAGATGTACGCTCTATGCACAAGTTGCTCTCCACGGACAACTTGATCACGGATAGAGCTGTCATGTCTGAAATTAGGAACAATGCCTTCCTCTTGATAAAGCGTGAGACTAATCTGAGGAAGTTATGGGCAACCGATACAGTTTTTACCACGATCCCTTGTTTAGAGATGGTGGAAGTTCCTATTTCTGAATGCTGTGATTACGCAGATCCTTGCACCGTAGCTAGAACAAAATTTAAACTTCCCAGAATTACAGAAGGTAATTACCAATATGTAATTCAAGGGGTGTATTCTATTAATGCTATGAGTGGACAGGGAAAGAAACTTAAGGAAATAACCATCAACCGATACGTAAACTTGCTCAAGCTTCCTATTATCAAGAAGGAAGAATACTACTGGATTTCTAATGGATATCTCTATGTAAACAATCCTCTGTTAAAAGCAATCAGATTAGCTGCTCTTTTTGAGGAAGATGTTCCAAATGAGATAATGTATCCAGAGTGTGGATGTGGAACTCCTGAGTACACCACAGAACAGCTCTGTTTAAATCCTCTCGATAAGGAATCACCAGTTCCAGGATATCTGGAAAAGCAAGTGTTAGAGCTCACTTCTCAAAAGCTTCTCTCTACGTATTTCAGATTGAAGACAGACATCACAAGTGATGGAGTTGATGGTCAAGCACCAAATGCTCCAAACTTGAGATAAGATATGAGAGTAAAAATAGACTGGCGAAGCGCTAGTAAAGAAAACTACAATAGTTTCTGTAAGAAGCACCCCTCAATTAAACTTACGTTTGATCAGTGGAGAAACATCGTTTATCATTATAACGATGCTTTCAAAGAATACATTCTTGAAACAGGAGAAAGATCAAAACTTCCATTTGGATTTGGTGAGTTTTCTATTAATAAAAAGAAGCGTAGAAAGATAAAGGGAATAGATGGTAAAGAGTTTGTCAACCTTCCTATTGATTGGAAAAAGACAAAAGAGAAAGGTAAACGCATCTACAATTTCAACTTCCACACAGAGGGTTATTTCTTTGGATGGATGTGGTTTAAGGACACAGCAAGATTTAAACAATCTTCTCTGTGGTATTTTAAACCTTCCAGAAGCACTTCCAGACTACTATCTCACTATTTAAAAACTGACGATAAATATCAACATCTCTATCACGAATGGAAAAAGTAAAATAGATGTCATACTATTACAAATATAATTTCATCAGTCCAGAGCCTGTATATGCCACCGTTAAGGAGGAATTCAAAAGTTATTTTGATACAGGAGCTGTTGATGACTTGATGTTCCCTACTTATCTGGACAAATGTCTTAGGAAGCTAGGTAGAACCACTTATGTGATTTCTCAGGAAATCCTATATATTAATGATTATGAAGCTAGGCTTCCAGATAACTTTTATGCTGTTCGTGAAGCATGGCTTTGTACAGCTGTAAATGGTTATCCTTATCAACAAGCTAACTCTTTCTACTCACAGGCTGCTACAGCAACAACCATTCAAGTGAGTCCTATTACTACTGATTGCACTATACCTAGTCCATGTTGTGGTAATGTAGGATGTGATGGAAGCTGTATGCCTGAGCTAGTTCAAACGGTATATAAAACAAATAATCAAGCCCCTGTTCTATACAGAAGGGAGTACTTACTCAAGCCTGGTAATATATCAGCACAGGGTAATTGTGGTGTAGACTATACCAGTAATTGGGAGTTCTACCAAGAAGCTCCACCGCTTCGTGAATTTACACCTGGAGCAGCTGGTTATGACTCATTTGATGTTAGAGATAATAAGTTTGTAACTAACTTCCGTAATGGTGTGGTACATCTTTTGTTCTATGCTACAGAATATGATGCTGGTGGAAATCAGCTGATTCCTGACAACTATCGTATCAGGGAATTTGTTGAGGCTTTCATTAAGTATAAGGTGATAGAAACACTCACCAATCAAACTAATGATGAGACTTTCAATCAGTTACAGCAAAAGCTTATGTACTACAAGCAACAGTCTGAGGAAGCATTTATCATGGCTGACATTGAGATTAAGAAGCAAGACCCTTGGACTAAGCAACGTAGAATCAAGAATGATCTGAACAGATTTAATATGTATGAACTTCCCAACCGTAGCAATAGATATGGTTGGAGACGTAATAACTAATACTAATGGCTGAACAGGAACAAGGCAATATTAGACAGGAGTACAATAATGCTACCATTGGTCTTAACATGGATCAATCTGTTCAACAGATTCCCAAAGGCCAGCTAACGTATGCATTAAATGCTGCTTTAGAAAACTTTGATGCTAATTCTGTCAACTATCAGAATGAGGCAGGAAATGAGCTTTGTCTTACGTTTCCTGATGGTTATGTATTAATAGGTCAACATTTCATCCCTGAGAAGAGCAAGCATGTATTCTTTCTTACAGACCCTGTTAATGGGGGTTCTGAGATTGGATATATGGATAACAATGATTGTATCTATCGTAAGTACATTAATGCTCCTTGTCTTAATTTCAATATTAATAATCCTATTCACAAGACTGTCCACAGAATTACCAATTGCACCACTGAGGTGTATTGGACAGATGGTATCAATCCCAGAAGATATATTGATCTCAACCCTGAGAATATCCCCTATGTTCTTATAGGAGGAACTCCTGCCTGCGATCCTGTTTATAGTGATGAAATTGAGTGTAATGGATTAAGCGTACAGCCTAACTTCCAGATTCCTCAACTAGAGATTACCAACATAAGAACAGGAGGTGAACTTACAGCAGGTACTTATCAGTTTGCTATTCAGTATGCAGATGTTGTTGGTGGTCCGTATACTTCCTACTATTCAGTTACTAATCCCACTCCTATTGCTGACATAAGTCTTACCACTCCTAATTTTAATTATCCTGTTGGTAGGTCTATTGAAATCACTGTAAGTAATCTAGATCTTACAGGACTATTTAAGCATTTTAACTTAGCGGTTATTAAAACCATCAATGGTATCACCTCTGTAGAGCTGATAGGCATTTATTTTATTGATGGAGATTCACAGGTAATCACTTATAGTGGTCAGAATAAGACTGATGTTCGTTTGACAGTGGATGATATTTTTGAGAAGTTTCCTTATTATGAGGTGGCTCAAGATGTTACAGCTGTTCGTGATGTATTAGTGTGGGACCAGCTTACATCTGCAGAAAGACTTAACTATCAACAGATTGCAAGTCAAATTACTCTTGAGTGGGAAACATATCGTATTCCTGCTACAGAGAACTATGCAGACGAACTAAATGCTACCAACCTCAGAGGCTATCTAAGGGATGAAGTGTATGCATTTGAAATAGTGTTCCTCCTTCAGAATGGTAAACAAACTGATGGATTCCACATTCCTGGTAGAATAGCTAATGCTAATGACTTATGGCCTGTATCTAATACTAATGATGACTTCATAGGTGAACCAGATGATCCTGTTGCTGGAACAAGCCCTTACTGGAAGATATACAACACAGGTAGTGTTACAGGGTTTTCTCCAAATTACTCCCCTGCTACAGACTACAAAGGACCTTATCAATATGGTCAGTTCTCCTACTGGGAGTCTATTGAGGAGTATCCTTGTGACAAAGAACTATGGGGAGATCTAGCTGGTCAGAAGATTAGACACCATAAGTTCCCAGATGTGCTGGTGAGTCCTATATTTGAATCTGCTCTATTCACTGGTGCTAGCAACATGGTGATGCAAAAAGATGCAGTGTTCCCACTAGGTGTACGACTTGATGTTACACAGGTAGAGGTACTTATTAACTCTTCTAATCTGACAGCTGAGCAAAAGCGTCAGATAGTTGGATTTAAAATAGTACGTGGTGATCGTAGTACAAACAGATCTATTGTAGCTAAGGGTATTCTTAGAAACGTGGGCAAGTATGAAAGAGAGGGGACAGAATTCTACTTTCCTAACTATCCCTATAATGATCTTAGACAAGATCCGTTTCTTGTAGATAAGAGTAATGGTTACACTATCCCTCTTGCTAGTGCAAGCACAAGTAATGTATGTAGAAGATTTAAAATATACGCTACTGAGGCAGGTATTTTAAAATACACAAACTGCTATACAGGAGAAACTATTTATGCTAAAATTGGTCCTGACGCTGAAGATGATTTTCCTTTAAATGAATCATTTACAGTTTGTGCATTAGACTTCTATGCTCCTGTATTTGAGGATGGTGCAGAAGGAGCTATTATATCTGAAACATTCATTTGGTATAAAATTGAGGTGGAGTATAATGCTAGTCCATTTGTAGTGGCATTCAACTTCATACCTCCTGTTCCTCCAGGAATACCACCAAGTACAGCAGGATGTGGTATTGATCCTACATTCGGAGGAACTCTACTTCCCCCTCCAGCTACTTATGGTGATTGGGCTGAGTATTGTGCTCAAAATAATACACAACCATGTTGTGTTGGTCATTCTGCTCCATCATCCACTTTGATTATATTCACTACAAATGCTGCAGCTATTGATAGAGTGAGATGGGTTCCATCATTAGCTCCTCCTAGATATGGTGGTGGTACATCAGGATTTAGTCCTCAGTACACTATTACACCTGAAGCTGAGGTGGGGTATGAGTGTAATCCTAATCCTCTAAAAGGATTTGATTCTGAAGAAGCTAAGTACAGACATGTGTTTAACTCTCCAGAAACTTCATTTGGTCAACCTTTCTTAGGAAATATCCTGAAGCTGGAGAACGTAATCTTTGGTGCTGGTAGTGCTCACTTTGTACAGGTGAAGAAGAATGCGATGTACAGACTTGTTAGTAGAGAAGCTCAGCAGGATGCATTAGCTGCTTCTAACAATATTGCCAACATCACCTCCCCTTACAATGCTTCTGCCCTATTTGCTGCATACCAGGCCTATTTGACCATCTATATCAACGGTATCACCAGACAAAACTATGCCTATTCCTACAACTCTATTGCTAGCTATGACTATAGTAACATAATAGACAATGGATTAGGAATTAAGCAACGTGAACTTGACCTTAAACAATATCTCATCCCTGGTGTACAAAGTGCTGGTGATGACAGAAATATAAATAACTGGAACAGAGAAAGTTCTGTCTACTTAAAGACAGATGAAGCAAGAGATCCTTTACCATTCCCAAGTAACACACCAAGTATTAATGGACTCGTAACAGATGAGTCAAGAACAACCATCTCAGAATCTGGTAATTGTGATGTTCCTGCTAGGGAAGAATCTATAAGTGTTGTATCTTATTACGGATCACTTAAGAACATCTTCCGAAATCAATATGGACAGATATATTCTTATGACACAGTGGATACAGGACTTCAAAGAGATATCACTCCTGTTACATCTCCTGTATTAGTTACATTCTTTGGTGGTGACACATTCATCAATAAGTTTGCCTTCAAGACCAAGCTTCCTTTCTTCATAGATAATCGTGTAAATGCTCCTGATGATAGTGACATTTTCTACGATGAGATTGGTAACGTGGCCTATCCAAAATATTGGCACTCAGCACGTTCTATTCTGTCTGATGTAAGTGTTAACACAGTGGTGCTTACCAACTTTATATCTATCAAGGCTAATAATCTGGATTGTCCTAACAGTCAAACTCCTGTTACAGCTCCTGGTAGAACTTTCTACGATGGTAAGATGTACTTGTTTGCGTATGGTATTCCTTACTTCTACTGTGAGAGTTCTTATAATGTAGACCTTCGTCAGGCGTTTGATAACAGAGCTGGAGACTTCTGGCCTCATGTTAGCACAAACATCCCTGATGACTGGGTGCAGGAAGACTTTGTTTCTATAGCTAACGATAACACCTACTACTACAACACTACATTCTCCAAGCAGAATAAAGAGAATACATTCACTCACCTCCCTTACGACTGGAAGAAGGAGTGTTTTACAGTGTATCCTTTTAGAGCTATTTACTCAGATGCTCAAGATGCAAGTGCTGACACTAGATCAAACAACTGGTTAGTTTACAGAGCTACATCTTTTTTTGACTTCCCACAGAACTATGGTCCTTTGGTAAGTTTGGATGGTATACAGAATAAAGCTATTCTTGCTCGTTTTGAGAACAAGAGCTTGATGTATAATACATTGCTTACAATTGATACAAGCAATCCTAAGGCTGCGTACATGGGTAATGACAGTCTGTTCAGGAGCTCACCTCCCGTAGACTTTGCAGAAACTGACCTAGGATATGTAGGAACTCAGAACAAAATGCTCCTTAGGATACCTCAAGGACAGATAAGTGTAGATGCTAAACGTGGACAGATATTCCTTATTACAGGCAGTGGTGCTCAGGACTTGAGTGCTTTTGGATCAGGAGTGAACAGGTTCTTTACAGACCACCTAGCATTTGAAATCTTACGTTACTTCCCTAATGTTCCTATTGATAACCATTTCAAGGGACTGGGACTACATGGTGTATTTGATAGTAAGTTTGACCGCATAATCATAACAAAGCTTGATTATATTCCTAAGGTTAATAACATTATATATGATGAAGCAGACTTCAACTTCTATCTAGAGGAAGAAGTAGAGTGCTGTGATGGTACAGAGATTATCAGGAAACAGGTGTATTTGACTGATCTTGAATACTTCTGTAATAAGAGCTGGACACTATCGTTTAATGTGAACACCAGAAGCTGGGTGAGCTTCCATAGCTACATTCCTAACTGGTACATAGCTGAGAACAACTTCTTCTATTCTGGACTGAATGACTGTTGTGCAGACTTTGAGGCTATTGTGGCTAATCCTGTAGAGAACACTACAACCACTACAACAACAGCATTTGTGTGTGAGTGTAATACATATTCTGTTGAGAATCAATCTTCTGACACATTAACATACGATTATACAGATTGCAACGGTGTTCCACAGTTCAGTGTTCTAATTGATGGTGGATCTACTCAAGAAGTGTGTGTTTGTGGAGATCAAATAAATGTTGGTGAGAAAGGACTTTCAGCAACATTGATAAGTGCTGACTGTATCACCACCACTACAACAACAACTTACTTTTTACCTGATTGCACCTTGGTGGGAGAAGCTTGTGAGATAACTACAACCACTACAACTAGCACCAGTACAACCACCACTAGCACAACTAGCACTACATCTACCACTACATCTACCACTACATCAACTACAACAATTGCACCTTCTTGTGAGGATTGTTATGAGTATACAGTGGTGGCAGATCCTATAGCACAAATTCAATGGTTTAACTGCGATGGAACTACTGGTAACGCAACACTTACAGATCCAGCTCCTTATGTAATTCCTTGTGTGGTGGAAAATAGTATAATAGTATTTGGCGGGGCTGCAGATATTACAAAGGGAGCATATTGTGGAAATACTTGTGGAACCACTACAACAACTACTATTGCTCCTTTATAAACGTTATTTGAATGGCACAGACAGTATTCATAAAGATCACCAAAGCCTCTCCTAGGAGTGGTCCTTTTAACATTTCTGACAATCTTGGAAATGTTCTAGGGACTAACGTACCTTTGAGTGCATTGATTAGTGGCGTTAGCTATTCTGTAGATGATGCTGCAACAGTGATTATTATTGAGTCCTTAGGAAAGTGCAAAAAGACTATCAACTTCCCTATATCTACTGTCACTCCTAATGAACAGGTAACAGCTATATTCACTCCTTCATATAGCTCTTGTGTATGGAGACATCTAACAGATGTGGTGAATTACAATAAGTTCTATGGAAACATAGAGCCTTACATTATTGAATATCCCTTTGCCTATCAATATTACGATGAGATTCTTCAGAGTGTTAAGGATTACACAAAGGCATTTAAATATTTCAATAACGGTCAAGGAGTATTTAATGATAATGACAGGATTGAGGTGGATAATGAGTGGTTTAATAAGGCAGTGTTGTACAATGGTCAACAGTCCTCTGGTGTGCTTGAACTAATTCCCAAACCTATCAACAATCTAAAGGAATACTTGAAGTATCCTGTATATAACACTGAGAGTAAGACAATTACATACACAAAGAGTGATAACTTCTACCAGTATAACACCTTCTGGTCACTGGTGAAAACTAAGTCACTCCCACTGTTCCTAACTACTTGTGAATCATTATCTTTGGATAAGGTGGTGAACCAAGCTAATATGGACTATGGCAAGAGATCCTTCAAGAAGGAACCTCTGAGAGCTAAAGACCTGAAGGTGAGACACATACTAGACAATAGTTCCACTGTACACCTAGTAAGCCAATTTATCATTACACCATCTCAAATCTCTTACAAATAATGGCTAATTGGTTAGATAAATATGAACAAGGAGGATTGGTCTTGAAACAAAAGACCAAAGATAACTATGGTAAAAAACCTAACGCTAACAACTCTGATGTGAGCCTGCCTCCTGGATTCAAAGGGTGGGCATACAACACCAAAGGACGTAACTACAGCCCTGCATGGGGTGGACAGTTTCAAGATGGTGGTAACCTAAGACCTACTATGGCTGGAGCACCTCAACCTATGCCACTAGCTCAATTAGGAGATAGTGTTAAACCTGTTCCAATGCAACTAGCTATGGGAGGGTCTATGCCTGGTGCTGTAGGATTCATGT